CGGGGTTTTTTTATGCCCGGAGATAGATGAATGGCGAGCGAACAACAGGTTGGTAATATTGTTTATGAAGTAGAAATGAACGTCGCCAAGCTCATTGAGTCACAGCAAAAAGTTAATGACCGCCTCGACTCAATGGAGGGCAAATTTGAGAAAACTGGCAAGGCGGTAAGCGGCACAGAGAAATCATTCTCATCACTTACCAAGGTTGCCTCTGCACTTACAGCGGCACTATCTGTACAGCAAGTGGCGCAATATGCCGACGCCTGGACGACTCTCAACAACAAGCTCGCCAATTCTATTAGAACCGGAGAAAGCCTCACCCAGGTGACACAGCGCGTGTTTGACATTACGCAGTCAACCCGCTCAAGTCTCGATGCCACAGCGTCGCTCTACGCTCGCCTGGAGCGTGCTACTCGCGAGTACGGCACCAGTGCGGAAAACGTGGCGAAACTCACCACGATCATCAACCAGGGATTCGTTGTATCTGGCGCCACTGCGCAGGAAGCTGAGAACGCCATTATTCAGTTGTCGCAGGGGCTAGCATCCGGCGCACTGCGCGGCGAAGAATTCAACTCTGTGAACGAGCAGGGCAACAGGCTGATCGTAGCCTTAGCTGATTCGATGGGCGTTTCTATTGGGCAGATGCGAGCGATGGCAGCCCAGGGCAAGTTGACCACTGACGTCGTGGTCAATGGCCTACTGGGCCAGGGTGATGTGATCGGCAAAGAGTTTGCAAACACCACTCAGACAATCGGCCAGGCGTTCCAGATTGCCGGAAACAACATCACTCAGTTCGTGGGTAGTTCGGCGACCGTTAAAGCTGGCGTGGCAATTTTCAATGACGCTGTGGTTACCCTGAGCGAAAACCTTGATGTTGTATCAACAGTAATTCTGGCCGTGACCGCCGTAATGGGATCTCGTTACGTGGCGGCGCTTGCTCTTGCCACACAGAAGCAGTTATCTCTTGCAGCCAGTGCATACAACGCCGCAACAGCGCAGGGAGCATTGGCAGCAGCTTCCTCCGGATTGCGCGGTGTAATGGCTTTAGTGGGAGGTCCGGCGGGCGTAGCGACTCTGGCAGCAGCTGCCATTTTTTACTTTTTCCAGCGAGCCCAGCAGGCCAAGCAGGAAGCCAATGATCTGGCCGACAGCATCAACGGCCTAGTCGCCAAATTTAAGGAGATGTCAGCGACTGAAGTCGGCGCGTCCATTGCACGCATGCGCGAAAGCCTGGTCAGCCTCAGTGATAGCGTTGATGACGCACAGAAAACTTACGACAAGGCCACTTACCGTGTAAATGATTTGCGTAAGGAGATCGACAACTGGGGCAAGGGCACTACGCGAGGGCGCCAGGCTGCGGATGCATTGTCTTCAGCAATGGACGATCAGTACATCGCAGCTGAGGCACTTGAAAAGGCACAGAAGCGCCTGAGCCAGACACAGAGCGCCATAACCCTTGGACAGGCCCAGCTTACTACTGGGTTGAAGACAGGTATTGACCTGCTGAGTCGCGAATCAACAGCAGCGGGTGATGCCGCTGGAATGATGAGTCATTTCGCCAAGTCAGTAAATATGGCTGCGAGCGCGAAGGAGCGCTTTAACTCTTCAAGTCTGAAAGTGGATAGGCCAGCAAAGGTTCAGGACTACCTGGATAAATTATTGGATCAGGTTGAGATTGAAGGAGTCGTTGACGAAAGAAAGCGGGCGCAGTTAAAAACTGAGAAAGAGATTCGTGCGCTGGGTGGCGATGAGGCAGCCGTAAAGCTTGCGCGAGAAAGAGCCGGTGCGGAGTATGACGCACTTAAAGCACAGCAGAACTTAAAGAAAGAAACGAAAGACTCAGTCTCTGAAGGGAAAAAGGCAGCAACTCAGGCAGAGTCGATAGCAGAGAAGCTGGCCGCTTTAAAAGAGCAGGCTGCACTGTCTGCTGACTCTACAAGCGAATTAAGCCGGGAGCAGGCCATACTCAGAGCTGAGCAATCGCTTGGAAAGGGCGCAACGGCTGAGCAGATTCAACAGGCAAAATCTTATGCTGCTGCAATTTGGGATACGACAGCGGCGATAAAAGCTCGCAATGCAATTCCTGAACTGAAAGAGAACGCAGAATATAGCGCTCAAAAGTCTCAGCTCGAGATGTTAAAGGGTGCAAAGAATGCGCAGGGTAACCTTTTAATTTCTCAGCAACAGTATAACCTGCAATCAGAGCAGCTTGAGCAGGAACACCTAGCTAATCTCGCAAAAATTCGTGCAGGTCAGGTTGTTACGCCAAAGGATGCAAATGCGGGGATGGTCGACCCAGTGCAGGCATTGGCTAACGAGAATGCCCAGAAGCTAGAGCTAATTAAGCAGTTTGAGCAGCAAAAGATAATCACTCAGCAGCAATCAATTTCCCTGATGAATGCGGCTAATACTCAGTACGAACAGGCACGAATCGATGCAGCCTGGCAGATATGGGAGAACCAGAGCCGCGCTAACCAGATGCTGGGTGATGCTATCGACTCTCTGCAGGGTGGGGCGACCAATGCGATTACCGGTCTTCTTAATGGCACGCAGAGCCTTGCTGAATCCTTCGCTAACATCGGCACCACAATCCTGAATAGCGTCGTAAGTGGCCTAGTTGAAATGGGCCTCCAGTACGTCAAAAATATGATTATGGGACAGGCTGCCGCGACTGCTGCTTTAGCATCAACTACAGCTCAGGCTACAGCAGCCGCTGCTGCATGGGCACCCGCAGCAATCAGTGCATCAATAGCCACGATGGGTGCAGCGTCTACAGCAGGGACAACGGCTTACAGCACAGCATTAGTCGCTTCTAAGGGACTGGCTATCGCAGGGGCTCGCAAAAACGGTGGCCCGGTGTCTGCTGGCTCAATGTACCAGGTAGGCGAAGGTGGTAGGCCGGAAATCTACCAAGCCAGCACCGGGAAGCAGTACATGATACCGGGCGATAACGGCAAGGTGATCAGCAATAAGGATATGATCGGCGGCGGCTCTTCTGGCTCAGTCGTTCAGCAAGAAATCCACTTCAACATCCAGACCACCAACGGTATTGACGATGCAACCATGAATAAAATGGCGGCCATGATGAAGACCATCAGCCTTAATCAAATGAAGGACCAGAGCACCCGTCCGGGCGGAATGCTTCAGCCACGCAAGTAGGAAACCACCATGCCACAAACATTCACATGGAGCCCTCAAAAAGGCTTCACGGCTAGCCGTGCGCCGAATGTAGCCGTCGTCAAACTCGGTGATGGCTATGAGCAGCGGCAGGTTAAAGGCATCAACCCGCTGATGGACAGCTACTCGCTGACATTTATCGGTGTTGATGGCCTGTGCGGCAGGCCGAATTACGCGAAGCAGGCAGAGGCGTTTATCAAAGCGCGTGGTGCGGTCGAGTCATTTTACTGGACGCCATCTGATACCGGAGTGCAGGCGCTGTTTGTGTGCCGCTCGTGGTCAATGAAGAAAACAGGTGGTCAGTACGAGCTGACAGCCACATTTGAGCAGGTGCCGAGATGAGAGATATTCCAGCTGGACTAATTATCGAAAGCGTCGATGCAGGTGTCGGCGCGATGATTGACCTGTTCGAGGTTGACCTACAGTCATTCGGTGGCGACGTCATCCGGTTCCACGCCGGAACCAACGGCTATTACAACAACGTGATATGGAAGGGCCTGGCTTACTCCGCATATCCGATAGCGGTTGAAGGTTTCGAGACTAAATCAGAGGGCACGTATTCGCGCCCGGTGATGAAAGTGGCGAACATTACCGGGCTGATTACTGGCATCAACAGTGACTTCGATGATGCGCTGGGCGCAGTAGTGACTCGTCGACAGGTGCTTGTATCTCATCTCGATGCGGTCAACTTCCCCGAGGGAAACCCCGACGCGGACCCAACTATGGAGGCCGTGTCGCGCTACGTCATTGAAGAGATGACAGAGGAAACATTCGAAACCGTGACATACAGCCTCGCTACCCCCGTTGACTGCGACAACGCCATCATCCCGGCCCGCACCATCCTTGCAGACGTTTGCCAGTGGATTTACCGGGGGCAGGGTTGTGGTTACTCAGGGCCACCAGTAGCTGACGAGAAAGACAGGCCCACTACTGACCCATCCAAAGACAAATGCTCAAAGCACACATCTGGCTGTCGCAAGCGATACCCCAAGCCTGCAGCAATGCCATATGGCGGCTTCCCTGGCTCTGCAAAGGTGTCGTGATGATAGAACAGGAATGCATTGCCTACGCCGCGACGTCCAATGATGAGGTGTGTGGCCTGATACTGGACGGCAGAACATTGTTTAAATGTCGCAATATTCACCCGGATCCGGGTTGCCACTTTCGAATAAGTGACGATGACTGGTTATTAGCTGAGGCGGCGGGAGAAATCACCGCCGTGTTTCATTCTCACCCCATGTCAAAGTTGGTGCTATCCGGTGCTGACAGACAGGCGCAAGTAGCTACCGGGATTGATTGGTGGCTAGCCAGCGGTGGAGCGCTTAGAAAATTCCGGCCTGTTCCTCACCTGCTGGGGCGTACCTTCAATCATGGCGTCATGGACTGCTACACGGTATTTCGCGATGCGTATCACCTCTGCGGAATCGACCTTCCTGATTTTGAGCGAACCAATGGTTGGTGGGTGCGCGAGGAGAATCTCTACCTGAAGAACATGGCCTCAAATGGTTTCAGCGAGGTGAGCATGGAAGAAGCTCAGCCGGGTGATGTGATTATACGGCGAGCGTTCGCAGAGTCCGATCCATGCCACGCGATGATTTACCTTGGCGATAACATCATTCTGCACCACGAATCCTCTGGCCGGCTAAGCCGCCGCGAACCATTACGACCTGCTTACCTGCGCCTGACACACTCAATATGGAGGCACGACCAATGCTCATCTTTAGATTTGCGGGGAATCTTCGAAGACATTTCCGCCAAATCGCTTTAAACGTCGATACGCCCTCACAGGGGCTGCGCCTTCTGCTAGCTCAGTGCCCGGCATTTAAGCGCGATTTTTACAGCCTGAGAATCAGAATGCGCGTAGATGGAAGTGACGTTTCTCAGGACACGCTGGCGTTTCACATGGACAGACATTTGAAAGACGGCGCGACCGTATTGTTTGTTCCGATTATAGAAGGTTCATTTGCTGCGGCTGGCTTCGTTGTATGGGCTCTTGTAGCCGTGACAGTAGCATCGGTTGCCTACTCCCTCTACATGACATCGCACATGAAGACGAAAACCTCAGCTGATGCAGCGCAGTCCGACTCAATAACCAACAACTCCTATACCAGCGTAGAGAACCGCATTGGGCAGGGCAGGCCCATTCCCCTCCTGCTGGGAGAGATGCTGGTTGGCTCAAATATCGGCTCACTCGGTATCGACACAACGAACAATAAAAACTGGAATATTTCCATAAGTTAAGGTGAATCATGGGCTCAGGTGGCGGCGGCGGTAGCACTCCTACTCTTATCAACGACAACCTCACTTCCAAGCAGTTTTATCGCGTACTCGACATCATATCTGAAGGGCCAATATACGGGCCGGTAGACCAGGAACACCTCTCATCGTTCCGCTTAAACAAAACGCCTGTGACGAATTCGGCAGGCGTGGTTAGCGTTCCCGGTGTAAGCGTGGCGTGGCGCCCTGGCTCAGCCAGTCAGTTGCCGATTAACGGCTTTCAGGCCATTGAAGCAACGTCGATCGTTAATACCGATGTCACGCAGGCAACACCTCTTGTCCGCACCATTACTGATGTGGACGTAACGCGGGTTCGTCTGAACCTTGGCGTTAAATCTCTGGTGCAGCAGGATGACAAGGGCAACCAGCAAAACACTTCGGTGACGATGGTCATCGAAACCAGAACTGGTAATGGAGCTTTCAACGTGGCGGCCACGGTGACCATCTCCGGTAAAATCTCTGGAGAATATCTGGAGGCGCATGTGATTGATGCACCGGAGACGAAGCCATTTGATATCAGGGTTCGTCGTATCACGCCGGACAGCACCACTGACCTGCTCAACAATGGCACCATCTGGAACAGCTATACAGAAATCACCGATGATAACCTGTCGTATCCCTTTACTGCTGTCTGCGGCGCCGTAATAGACCGCGATCAGTACACTGACACTCCTAATCGCACCTACCACCTGCGCGGACTTATTGTTGATGTGCCGGATAACTACAACCCGATTACTCGCGTATATACGGGCATCTGGACGGGTGGCTTCAAGTCAGCCTGGACTAATAACCCAGCATGGATTTTCCGTGCGTTGGTGAAAAACACTCGCTACGGTCTCGCGCGCCGTGCAGGTTACGTTGACGTTGATGACGGCAGTCTTTACGTGCTTTCGCAGTTTTGCGATCAGGAAGTTGATGATGGATATGGCGGCAAAGAACCTCGGTTTACGCTAAATGCATACATCACCGAGCAAAAGAGTGCGCGTGAACTTCTGGATGATATTGCCGGGATGTTTCGTGGCATAGCGCTGTGGGATGGCATGCGCTTCTCAATCATGATTGACCGACCGCAGGATCCGGTAGCTATAGTCACCAACGCCAACGTTGTCGATGGCCTGTTTACCTACAGCGCTATGAAGCGTTCAGAGCGCTATAACGCAGTGGTAGTTTCGTGGACCGACCCAAACAATGGGTGGGAGCAGGTAAAAGAGTACTACTCAGACGACGAACTGATTAGCCGCTACGAATATAACGAAACCACCATCGAAGCGTTTGGCTGCACATCGCGTGGTCAGGCGCTCAGAACGGCGAAGTGGCTGGTTGAGAGCGCTAAGCTCGAAAAGGACAAAGTTACATTCCGCATGGCGAGGGATGCCATTGCCTTCTTGCCTGGTGACATCATCGAACAGATTGACAACAACAGGGCAGCGACGCGACTTGGCGGAAGGATAGTTTCTCATGCCGGGCCAGTTATCACTGTAGATGCTGATGTTTCTGAGTTTGCCGGGACTGGCGACTCTATGTCGATTATGAACTCCACCGGGAAGCTGGCGAAGTACGAGATTGCCAGCGTATCGGGCAGAGCAATCACACTGAAAGCCGCACCAGCATGGGTTAGAGATGGCGCTGTATTCGTCATTTCTACTGGAGAAGTTTCATCACGGCTCTGGCGCATCATGGGGATCTCTGAAGACGATAACAACTCGCTCTACAGCATCTCGGCAACCCTGCACAACCCAAACAAGCAGGCTATTGTGGATGATGGTGCGGTGTTTGAGGTGCCATCTGATACGGCAAATGGCTACCGCGTACCCAATGTTGAAAACCTGAAAATCATCAACACCAATAGCGAGACCGTGCAGGTTACTGCCACTTGGGAAACAGCCACGACGACAAAAAAGCTGGTGTTTGAGCTTTATGTCTACACCACTGAGGGGGCTGTTGTTGCTCAGTACGAAACCGACCAGTTCCGGTATGACTTTTACGGCCTCAACGCTGGAAATTACACACTGGGCGTGCGCGGGAGAAACGAGAATGGAATGAAGGGCGCTGAGACTCAGGTTAGCCTGGTGATTGGCGCGCCGTCCGCACCTACCTTCATTCAATGGACGCCTGGACTCTTCTCTGCTGACATTGTTCCGGTGATGAACGTTACAGCCACAACCGACACTTCTTTCGAGTTTTGGTACACGGGAGAAGTGCCAGCATCAAGCGCTGCCAGTATTGAGGCTCAGGCGCAGTTCCTTGGAAGGTCATCACAGTGGACACTGCATGGCCTGAAGGCTGACACCACGTATTATATGTACGTCAGGACAAAGAACGCCTTTGGTGTATCTGCCTTTGTCGAAGCATCAGGAAAAGCGTCATCTGACATTCCAGGGATGATTGACCTGATTGATGAGGGTATTCGTGACTCGGAAACCTTTCACCGACTAAGTAGTAATCTGGATACGAATATAGAGGGCATGCTTCAGAATGCGCTTAACCTCGATTCAAGCATCAACCACCAGTTTAAGCAGGTTGGCGAAGTAAGAGCTGACGTACTCACTATTCGCACCACCGTGGCAACTGTTAGTGAAGCCCTCGCTTCACTTGAAGACAACGTTCAGGCGCAAATAGGTGATTTGACCTCCACTGTAAACCAGAAAATGACCGCATCGGTCAAGGATGATGGAACGGCCACAGCGTTCTTTGACCTAGGACTTCAGATAGTCCGCAATGGGGTAGCATACAAGACAGGAATGTCGATGGGTATAGAGCCATCCGGTAACAGTTACAAGAGTGTTCTCGCATTCAGTGCCGACCAGATAGGCCTCTATACTGGCAGCACCGCAGGAAGCTATCAGCTGGTATTTGCAGCCATAAATGGCCAGGCATTCCTGCGCTCTGCACTTATTCAGGATCTATCTATCACGCGAGCTAAAATTGCCGACACACTGCAATCAGACAATTATGTACAGGGTCAGTCTGGATTGTTGTTGAATTTCAAAACGGGTGAAATAGTTAACTACGGCTCCGTGGCCGGGGAAGGCAAGATGAAGCAGGACAATAACACCATCAGCGTTGCTGACGGCAACGGGGTTCTTCGGGTCCAGATTGGTCGTATTACGGGGATATTTTAAGATGGCTGAATGGGGCATAGCTACTTGGGATGCTAATGGACTTGATAACAACACGGGGCTGGTTCGAGTTTTGGTACTGGGCACTGCAACCCTTTCAGACGGTCAGACCACAGGAACGTGGTCTTACACGGTACCTGCCGGGATGCGGATAGATTATCTTTTCCAAAACACTTCCGCTACAGGAACCACAAGCCGCCGACGTTTTACGGTTAGCGGCAACACCATATCTATCTCGGATGCAGGTTCAGATTACTCAGCTGGAACAGAGCCTCATTCGGCTGGGAGAGTGGTTTTTTACCTAAGGAAAAAATAATGGCGGAATACGGCGCTTACCTTACAGACCAGCAAGGCAACCCTTATTATATTCTTGATACATTGCCATTGTGCCTTGTCAGCAAGCAGACCTTCACGCGAACAGCCTCAAACGGCACCATCGATATTCATGACAATGACTCCACATTCAGGTTGGTTTTTTGTCGTAGCAACATCGGCGGGGTCAGTTTTTATTATGCGCTGAATTCCGTGACTGGTAAGTACGCCATTTATAGCTCTGGCCCGGGTACGTACACAATTGATATATATATCTTCGGATATCAATACCAGACTCCACCTAAATACGGATTGGCAATATGGGATTCTGCCGGGCGCTGCGTGATAACAAACGAGACGAAGGTTTTGAGAGGTGTTGAAGTTGTAGGAAATCAGGCAGATCCTAACGCATCAGGATACAACGCCAGCGCAACTTTATCTGGTGAATGGGCTGTAGCGCCAGATGTAATGGGATACTTTACTGGAGTTATCAATCAGGGCGGGCAGGTTTATCCAGTTAGAGCAGTAGCCTACACATCAGCATATATATCTGGTAGCAACACGGTGATAAAGTCTGAATTTGTAGGCGACTCAGGCAGCGGCGCAAGCAATGTGCAGTTTGTCAATCACAGAAACACAATAAAGGCAATAGACATCAGTCGCTATTAATTAGATCTATTCAATTGATTAGATTTGTTTTACATTAAAGAAGCTTGATATATTATCTAAAAAATAGCTTAAGGAGTTTTATCATGCTCAGGATTGGTGCTTTGCTTTCAATTTTTCTTGTGTCTGGATGCAGTGGTTTTCTTGAGAAACAAGAGCCTGTATGCCAAGGCACAGCCGTCATTTCTGGTCAGGAATCTATTGTACAGATTTATGGTGTGCGTCAGCAGGCAAATCAAACCCAGTACAAGGCCGGTTATCCTTTCAACTGGCAATGGGTAAGTAAGAATAACTTCACCCGAACAACATGTGATAAATAGCTCACAAAAACATCTTTGAACCCGGCCACCGTGCCGGGTTTTTTATTGCCCGGAGATAACTATGCCAGCAGGCACTATTGCGTTAACCAACAATTCTAAAACGGTCACAGGCAGTGGCACAGCGTTCACCACTGAACTAAAGGTCAATGACTTCGTTGTAGCCGTAGTCGGCGGCGTGACCTACACGCTGGGCGTTGCCGCCATCGCGTCGAATACCTCGCTGACCATCAACACAGCCTTCGGCGGCCCGACAACTTCAGGCCTCGCATGGACAGCCGTTCCGAATCAGGTATTAGTCGGAATCACTGCGCAGGTAGCCTCTGATACCGCAAGGGCGATTCGGGGGCTGAATTATGACAAGGATAACTGGCAAAAAATTTACAGCGATGTCGCATCTGTAACCATCCAGCGCCCGGATGGCAGCACTTTTACCGGACCTAGCTGGGGATATATGTCTAACCAGTTCGCAAGCAAAGCTGACCTAGTGAGTGGTGCGGTCGCTATTTCACAGGGCGGTACGGGCCAGAAGACAGCGCAGGCAGCATGGAATGCTTTAGCACAGTACGGCAGCTCGTCTACGACAGCCGCACGCGGCGATGATTCCAGGCTTAATACGGTAGGTGGCAAGAGTGGAGGAGCGATAACCAGCGCTATCACTGTAGCTGGGTCTGTTACTGCCAACCCTACGGCAGGTCTTGCGGTTGAAGCGGGAGAGAGGAACCGCGTAGAGATCAATAATACAGCCAGCGGAGGTAGTACGGGAAACCCTGTCGGATGGACAGTTTACCGCTGGTACAACGAGCTGACGCAGACAGGAATTCGACGCGCCGGGGATACGTCAATCCAGTCATATTTTATCGCACTCACCGGAGCGGGTTCATGGGACTTTTTGAAATCCGGCAACGCAACGGCTCCGGGTAGTTGGGTGAATGGCTCAGATGAGCGCCACAAAACTAAAATTACGCTTGTGTCAGATGCCCTGGCGTCCGTTCTGAGCTGGAGAGGGGCTACCTACGTCAAGAAAGATGGTGCTGCTGAAGTTGGATTGATCGCTCAGGATGTGGAGAAGGCGTGCCCTGTTGCAGTAAGCACAAACGGTGACAGAACATTCCAGGATGGTACCGTAATTCCTGACTTTAAGTACCTGAACACATCAGGCGCTGCGGCTGCGTTTCACACCGAAGCCATCAAGGCGCTGTTCAGCATTGTAGAAATGCTGGCCCTTGATAATCCAGAGGTACTGGCAGTTGTGGATAAGATAAAAGCCAGCGCTGAGGAGATTGGTAAGCGCGAGGTTGAAAGCGAGGCGACCTGGAAAGACGAGCCACCAGTGCTGGATGTGCCAAGCAACTGGAGTGAAAGTGACACGCGCGAGATGAAGTAAATTTCCCGCCAGATCATCATCCTGACAATTCTCCCCGCTCCGCCCGGTTGATCATTCTGCCCATCCGATCAAATAATACTGTATATGCAAACAGTATTGAGGTGCACCATGGGCAGAAGAGACGACATCCCGGCAGCGTTCCGCGCGAGCATATAGATAGCG